AAGCGGTAGCTTTTTTCTTCTCGGCAGAGAGATCTTCAATAGCACAGATACACTTAATTATGCCGAAGGCTATGCCACTGCTGCATCTATATACGCTGATCGCTCACAGCCTGTCGTCGTGGCGTTTGATGCTTATAACTTATCGCCTGTCGCAGAGGTGATGTACGAGTATTTTCCCAATCACAAACACGTCTTTGTCGCTGATAATGATGATAGTAAAACAGGTGAAAAGGAAGCAATGAAGGCGGCAGCCTATATTAACAAGAAGGGCGGTTACGCCGAAGTCCAGATGCCAGAAACGAAAGGCGATTACAACGACCATAAAAACGAAGTTGCTGTCGTCGAAGGCGAGGTGGTCCTGCAAACATTAGACGTACCAATTGAATTTGACTTTGTGCGATCAGCAAGCGGACGCTTCTTAAACACGAAGGACAACATTGGCGGGGTGTTGAAAACACATAACGTGGATGTTCGCTATAACGTCATAAAGAAGAAGATGGAGATTGATATACCGCACATGAAATTCATTGCCGATATGCACGAGGAAGCCAGTCTGATTGAGATCGAAGATCGTTGTATTAATATGGGGATCCCGCACACTAAAGTTCGCGACTATCTCAAAGTCTTGGCGCGAGAATATAATCCTGTTAAAGAATGGATCGACTCGGTCCCCTGGGATGGCCAGGACAGATTACCAGACTTTTTAAATTCGCTGACTACAGAGGAATCCGCGCAGCTAAGAGATATGTTACTTAAGAAATGGTTAATCAGCTGTGTAGCAGCGGCCTATGAAACAAATGGCGTTGAACTCGAAGGTATCCTCGTTTTGCAGGGCGCACAAGGACTCGGTAAGACCTTATGGTTTAAGCGACTATGTGATTACAATAAAGGCTGGCTCTTGGAGGGTGCAACGCTTAATCCTTCTGACAAGGACTCTGTAAAGAGAGCGGTTAGTCACTGGATTGTAGAGCTAGGCGAGATCGAGTCTACCTTTAAGAAGTCGGATATAGATCAGCTCAAGGCCTTTGTTACATCTAAGTCAGATGAGCTAAGGCTACCCTATGATCGGGCGTTTACGACCTATCAGCGAAGGACAGCGTTTTACGCTTCTGTCAATGCACGCGAGTTCTTGACGGATACGTCGGGCAATCGAAGATTCTGGGTACTCGCAGTCAGAGATATTAATGTCAATCACGGTGTCAACATGCAGCAGCTCTGGGCACAGATTAAAGAGACGATGTATGTGCCAGGACAAAAGAACTGGTTTCTATCACCAGACGAGCGCGAGCTCTTGCAAGATAGCAACGAACAATATAGAACTCAGTCGAGTGTGGAGGATCTTATCCTGGAGCATGTAGACTTTGGTAGCGAACATGCCAAGCCTGTGCAAATGACAAAGCTCTTGCGCGATCTTGGAATTAAGTCGCCTAGGATGCCAGACTTCAAAGAAGCGGCCCGTGTTTTACACGGCAAGGGCATCGAGCCTAGACGATCTAATGGCAAGAAGATCTATGATCTGGATTACAGCGCAGCTGAGGGTGATACTTATACAGATTACACGAGTAAGTTCAATGATTAAACAAATGAAAAAAATAGGCGATGCCACCTTGTACTGTGCAGACTGCAAAGACGTTTTGCCTTTATTAAAAGATATAGACGCTTGTGTTACCGATCCGCCGTATGGCCTATCGTTCATGGGCAAGGCTTGGGATTACGACGTACCTGGAACAGATATTTGGACGCAAGTCCATGACGTATTAAAGCCTGGTGCACATCTTTTATCATTCTTTGGCTCCCGCACTTATCACCGAGGCGCTATTCCTATAGAGGACGCAGGCTTTGATATACGAGATCAACTCATGTGGATCTATGGCAGTGGCTTTCCCAAGTCGCATAATATAGGCAAGGCTGTAGATAAAATTGGTGGTGAAAGTTTAAAGTGGTTTGTTGATTATGTTATTTCACACGCTGAAATTAAAGGTATATCAAAAAATGATTTAACAATGTTATTTCCCAGCAAAAATGGTAATCCTACTGGATGGTTGTGGAATAAAGCCAGTGGCACACAAGGTTTAACAATAGAGCAGTTTAATAAGATTAAAAATTTTCTTGAATTACCCTTTGAAACTTTAGAAGAATGTAGAAGAGAGGTTATTGGTAAAAAACAAAGCGGGTTAGGCAGCGGCAAAACTTATGCTTTTACAGACAACAACATGAACGCGAAAAAACAAATAGATGTAACCAAAGGCAACAGTAAGTGGGAGGGTTGGGGTACTGCACTCAAGCCAGCACATGAGCCGATTGTTATGGCTAGGAAACCATTTAAAGGCAGTGTAGCTGAAAATGTACTACAGCATGGTACAGGTGGGATTAACATAGATGAGTGTCGGGTTGGCACAGATGATAAATTATCTGGTGGTAGTGGTAGGATTGGTGGATTTGCAGGTAAAACTCAAGGTGGCGAATTGTCAGATTATAAAGTATTAGGCAACGAACAAGGCAGATTCCCAGCCAATGTCATGCACGATGGTTCTGAGGAAGTGCAGGATATATTTGAGGACAAAGCTCGATATTTCTATTGTGCTAAGGCAAACAAAAAAGATAGAGGTGATGATAATGCACATCCTACCGTCAAGCCAACGGAGTTGATGAAATATTTATGTCGCCTGGTCGCACCGAAAGGTGGGGTGATAGTTGATCCATTTATGGGTAGTGGTAGCACAGGTAAGGCGGCGATAGCCGAAGGCTTTGGTTTTGTTGGTATAGAGATGGATGAGGATTATTTTGAGATAGCATGTGCCAGAATAGAGGCTGCTCACAAACAAAAATCACAGGAATTATTCTAATGATACGAATACAAATAGATCTCCAGATGGATCAAGATGATCCGACATACAAAGAAGTCGAACAGCATTTGTATGAGATCTTGCTCAATCGCAAGCTGATCTACAAATCAATTCGACCAGGTAATCCTGGATATTGGAATAAACATAAAGTAAAAGACGATGGCGCTAGAGACGATTAAGGTAATTTTATGCAGTGCGGCATTTACTTTTGTTGTGGTGCTGGCTTGCTCGATTGTCCTGGTTGGACTGGCTGTTATTATTGCTGACAGGAACATCAATGACAAATAAAGGCGAAAAAGGGTATAGCAAAGGGTATAGTAAAATTTACTATGCACTGTCTCAATCCCTTGCTACTACTGTCTTTACTATATATAAGGGTATAGTGTATATATATATATTATTATTAGTATTGGCTATAAGAATAGCATCTTACGCGTTACATAATAGGTATAATAGAACAGCTATGCACTCTACACTCTACACTGGTTTACAATAGGAAGGATTATGCCCAGAAAGAAAAAGGAAGATCAGAAGATCACGAACGCTCCGACTCAGTTTGAGAAGGATGATGAACACGGGTTGACTGAAATGCAGGCCAGCTTTGTGTGGCATTACACCGAAGGTGCATGTGGTATGACTGAGGCTGCCAGGAAAGCTGGGTATCAGTTTCCAAGTGCAAGCGCAGGTAAGCTGCTCAATGGTAAGAACTTTCCGAACGTGGTTAAGGCCATTCGGATCAAGCAAGATGAATTAGCAGAGAAGTATGCGATCACTCCACAAAAGACTGGCACGATGTTGTGGAAGGTGATGGAGAGCGCTTACGAGAACGGCCAGTTCAATGCCGCAGTGTCAGCAATTAAAGAGCTCAATCAGCTCGCTGGTTTATCGGTCAGCAGGTCCCAGAATATAAACATCAACGCTAACCTGGAGAAGATGTCCAGAGAACAAATCAAGGACCGCCTAGGACAATTGCTCGGCGCAAATGTCGACGACTATTCTCCCAAAGATAAATAGATCTGTGGCCTTGTTTTCACGGCCTCCCGATCCAAACCCCAGAATCTGAGAAAAAAACAAAGGCAGTCGTAAGTTATTGATATGCGGTGCTTTATTGCGTATATAAACATGTATTCTTTTGTGCAACTATGTGCAACATGTGAGCACAATAGTAACAGGAGTCCCTTGGAACCGCTTTTTTACAGGGAAATCGCATTATTTGGAACCCCTACCACCCCAAATAGCTGCGGCCGTTTGCAGTTGTAGTTATAACTAGGTTAGATACATTGAATCACCAGAAAAACTCAACGCAAAAAATTTTGTGAAAAAAATTTTGCAATGCGTTTGCAATTTTTTGCAAATTTTGAGAAACTCTATCAATGCCGATAAACAGCAGGAACAAGGGAGCACAGTTCGAGCGCGACATAGCGACCATTCTTAATGGTTTCTTTGCAGACAACGGCATAGATTTTAAAACAAAGCGCAACCTGGACCAATACCAGGAAGCAGGTCAGTGTGATCTGGACATACCTTTTCATGCGGTTGAGTGTAAATTCTACAAAGACGGCGAGTGGCTAAAGTCCGCTTGGTGGGATCAAGTTTGCAGCTCCAGTAATGGTAGGATCCCCGTTCTTATTTTTAAATTCAACCGCAGACCAATCCGAGTATGTATTCCGCTTTATGCTATGAACCTGGACTGGCCAGCCGAAGACGACAAGATCTGTGTCATGGCGATAGATGATTGGCTAGATGTTCTCAAAAAGAACTGGAGGAAGTATGACAGCCGATATAATGCCTAATCATGGTATTACTGGCCTGTCTGTCACGCAAGACGAAGTAGATCTCTTTTTAGATTACCTGGTTGTAACAGATCCAGTGCCTGGCAAAGTGCATGAAAAGAGCCAGGAGGCCGAAAATACAGATCTAAGAGATGTTGAGGTGCGCTATATCGACGCTAAGGAAGATCGCCTTTATAGGATCCTTAACAGAGTTGCGGTTTCTGCTAATAAATACTTTAGATATGATATATCTGGAATCGAGACAGCTCAGATCTTACACTACAAAGCGCCGAGTAATGGCTACGGCTATCATATTGATATTGGGCCCGAGGGAACAGCTGCTAATCGCAAGATCAGTGTATCTTTAATGCTGAATGAGGAATATGAGGGCGGCGAAATATGCTTTCGCACCAGTGATAACGCTAATTGCACGCGGCCAAGAATGGGTGAAGCAGTAGCTTTTAGCTCGTTTATTTCGCACCAGGTCAAGCCTGTAACCAAAGGCGACCGTTATGTCGTCGTTTGCTGGTTTACTGGCCCGCCGTTTCGTTAGAAATTAGGTGTAAAGAGCTTAATTAAAGATCTAAGCGCTTCATCGCTTAAATGCCTTAAGTGTTCTGGTATATTTTTTCTATTCATTTTTATAATAATTCTCGATCATAGCTTTTGCTCTGGAATTAGCCTGGTCAGCTAATTCGTGCATAGCATCTATTTGTTTGTTTAGATCATCACGCTCCAGGGGATTGTTTGCACCTGGAAGTTTATCCTCCATATTTTCTATGTGCTCTGCACAAATTTCGCGAAACCTCCTGGCAACCCGCGCAATCTCTAGTTCGTGTTTATTTATTGTCATTTTTTATCCACTTGTCTATATGTTTTGTTTCATTCAAGTATGTTTTGGTTTTGTTTTCCCAATTTTTCTTTTCATCAAATCCCATATCATTGTGCATGTTCAACCAATCAATATCCACTGGATCCTTTCGCCTGTCAATGAAATGCACAATTGCTGCATGTGTAGATCTCCAACGTCTGTCTAAAAATCTGTCTAGTCTTCTAAGTAGTTTCATCATTTTGTTTCTCCAATATTTCTGTTTTTTTATTTTTAAAGGCCTGAATCAATTCATCGTGTTTGTCCTGGTCAATTTTTTTTACCTGGCTAATCGCCGATTGATTTGATAAATAATATCCTTCCAAATTTTTTACAGCTGTAATGTGTTTCATAAATCGCATTATGATTCCAGCAACGTCAGCTGCAAACTTTTCTTGAGAATGATCCTCGGTCATTTACCTTGCTCCTTTTGCATGTCCCACATTTTTAACCAATCAATATCAACTGGAACAGGACAATTTTTCAAAAGCCATTTAATCGTATCGTGCTGACTAATCGCTTTATCTGTAAACGGCCTTGTTTTGTTTTTTACGATCAATGCTTTTTTTAACAAAATAAGTTGTTCATAAGTTTCGTTATCAACGCAAATATTTTTTCTGGTTTCTTTTCGGTATTTAGATCTGCTGATCAATGCAATACTCTTTTATCAGATCCAGATTTAAAAGTAACTCCGATCTTAGTTCCGTTCATGGCCTCGACTTGTTGCCACAGCTCAATCTCAGTATCCGTCATTTCTGAGATCTTAATATCTTTGTACGGCTTGTTATGTTTATTGACAAGAAACTTTATAAATATTTCTTTCATTACTGGATATAGCCAGTTCTTTGCATGTTTAGGTTCGCTCATTTTATTTCTCCCTCTACAGCTGCAAAGGATACCTGGATCATTTTTTTGATCAGCTGGCCCGTACGCACACCGTAGTGTTTTTTTAATGCGTTCATCTGTCTTTTAGTATCTGGATCAATTCTAAACTGAACCGTTGTTGTATTTGGTTTTTTAACATTAAAATCAAGTTTCATAATTACTCCGTAAATTAATATAAAATCAATATACTATAAGTTATAAATAGTTGCAAATATTTGTTAAACTGTTATTATTGTAGTGTGAGTAACAAATTAAATAAGGAGGAAATATGATTGATTGTGAATATGTGATTGATGTCTTGTCTACAGATTTTAATTCAAGATACGGTGGTGTTTATAGATTGAGGATTGCAGATGATCCAGATTGGTCAATGGTGTTTGACAGTCTGAAAGATTGCTATAAAAAGATAGCGTTCTTTTCTAGCAAATATCATATCGGCAGGCCGATTAAGATTACAGAAAATTATATGGAGGCAGCATGAGCGAGATAGTCAAATCAAAGTTCAATAGAGAATATAAGACCATTGACAAGTTCACCTGGTCCCACGGCAAAGACAAAGTTACTGTAAGGATAGATCTTTGCAAACATTGGAACTGGGTAAAGTTTGATGATGGAAACATACACAAGGTTGACCATGCCGAAATTCACATGACCAGATACAAAGATCCGTTGCAAAGAGAAGCTCCATCACCCCTGGCGAGGGATGGCTACAAAAGCGTCTTTATGCCAAGGATTAATCCAAGATCCTTTGTCAAGATGATTAAAGCAGAACTGGATGATCCAAAGAACATAAGAAAATACAAACAATACAAACAGTTTTATAAGGAGGCAGCATGAACAACACGAAAACAAATATAAAAAAATTAAAAAAGGCTAGAAAAAAACTAGATGATGCGATTTTAGGATACTGTGATGGGGATGTTATAAATGAAATGCTAGAGGCATTTGCAATTATAGATAAAGTAATAAAAGAAGAGGAGGCAGCATGATTGAACCAAGAAAACAAGTAAACAATATCTACGGCTATATCAGAGTATCATCTGAGCAGCAGGCCAAAGATGGATCTTCCCTGGACGAACAAAAAAGATCTATTGAAGAGTTTGTGGCCAACAAATACGGCGGCAGGAAAGTCGATCAGTTCTTTACCGACGCTGGCATAAGTGGCATGAAGCCATTGCTTGAAAGGCCAGGATCCAGAGAGCTGACCGATACCATGGACGCTAACGACGTGATAGTAGCAACCAAGCTCGACAGGCTTGCAAGATCCTTTTTAGAAATGGTTAATATGATTGCTACTCTGGAAGCGCTTGGGATCGCACTCTACTTCTGCGATATGTTTGCAGACATACCAGTGGTTTTGCCCAAGCAAAAAGAACAATCTGGTCTAGCAGCGAAAATGAATATGACCAGAATAGCCAACCAAAACCTAGTGACCAACATGGCGCAGTTCGCTGAGATCGAGAGAGAAATGATTATGTCCAGGCTAAACGGCGGCAAGCTGGTCTATGCAGAAAAAGGCTACTCAATCGGTGGTAAGACTCCCTTTGGCTACAAAAAAGAATACGACGAATCTGGTAGCAGAAGAAGAACTAAATTAGTGCCAATTCCAGAGGAGCAAGCAGTTCTAAAGCATATCTATGCACTAAGAGCTCAAGGCCTAGGTGCCAGGAAGATAGCTACTCAGATCCAAAGTTCACACGCTGGATACGAGGACTTCCCCTATCACAAGGTCCAAAGAATACTCAAAAGAAAATTCCAAGGCCTCCACGAATAGAAAATCCTAGAGATTTAGTTATAATCATGGAATGTATCAAGATATTGACATATTCCAACAAGGCGGTGCAGCTGACAAAGATCTATTAGATCGAACGGTTGAAGGCTACGAGGAAAACGTACCTCTACTCGGCCAAATAGCTGCTGGCTTTACTCCTCCAGGTATGGCCATGGATATTGCCGCAGCTGGTAAATATGGCCGTGATTCTTTTAAAGATTTTTCACAAGGTAATATTGGCAGTGGCTTTGGCAATCTTGGTATTGCAGCTTTATCTGGACTCGCAGCTGTACCCTTAGTTGGTGAGCTGGCCAACCTAGCAAAACAGCCTTTAAAAAAAGGTATTCAAAGTTTACCTAGCAACAATCCTCGATACGAAATAACAAGACACCAGGAAGATCTATATACAGGCAATCCTTTAGGTGATGCAAATAAGATGTATGATCGAGCTGTTCGTTTAGCTCCAGAGTTTAATCAACAAATAGACGATATAGCAAAAAGTTTAAATCTGGAAACTACGCTGCCAGAATTTACTACAAAGATTGATGCAGCTACTGGGCAAAAAATGGGAACCGTAAAAAAAATACCCAGGATGGTAGAAAAGTCCAGAAAAAAATACGACAAAGATGTAACGCAGCTGACAGATCCAATCAGAACTAGAATTGTGGTTAATACACCAGCCGAAGAAGAAGCTGTTGTAGATCTTATGAAAAACCAATACAAACTCTTTGATAAAGGCCGCGACATTAAGCCAGAGGGTTTTGTTGACCGTAAACTAAATATTCAATTTGTTGGATCTAACGGTGAAAAGTTAGTAGCAGAGGTGGGTATTATTACAGCTCCTATGTGGAGAGCCTCAGACGAAGCGCACGTTTTATATGAAGAATTTAGATCTTTATTCCCGAAAGGCATGCCGACAGATTCAAAAGAATTACAAACAATAGGCAGAGACATAAGACTTAAAGGTGAGGCCTTACAAAAAGGCATGGGTGATGTTTTTGGAAACGCAAAAAATCAAATAGATCCAGATTTCTATTTTACAAGCAAAGGAATTACAGGATTACATGGAAGTCCAGCAAAATTTGATAAATTTGACATGAGCAAAGAACCCTTAGATGAATTTGGGTTGCCAAAAGGCCTTGATCGATATGGTCGCGGCCATTACTTCACAACCAGAAATAAAGAAGGAAAAAATACTGTAGCCAACTATGCTGGCGAAGACGGTTTTGTTTATAAGGTTGAGGTACCAAGTGAAAAATTATTAAGAGTTGATGAACCATTAAGCAGGCAACATCCTACTTTGAGAAAAAAACTAAAAGAAATATTGCCAGATGATTTTGTAAAAAAAGATCCTACAGGAAATGATATTGAATTTTTTGTTGAAAATGGCCCAATAGCTAAAAGTTTTGATGATCCAAATGGAGTAAAATTTGCTGCATGGGGATCTCCAAAAAAAGTGCCTTATGGCGGCAAAGTATATGGTGAGATAAACGGCTCTGGAAATATGGTGGTGCCAGACGACAGTATTATAAAAGTTACAAAAAGAAGTTCTAAAAAAGAAGTTAAAAAGTTTGCTAGTGGTGGTTATGTTACAGCTGGTAATTCTGGAAGATCGGCTCCAATGACACCAAATGTTTTTTCAAATGCGTCTTTAGATATTTTTGAGCCGTCGACGAAAAAGTCTGCAACTTGGCTTGGCTCTGCTAGTGTCCAATCAGACTTACCTGGAGATATAAAATATCCCAGATCTCCGTCACCGACTGGTGCTAATACAGCAGGACCATCTTCCCACGCAAAATATAATGTATCAAATTTTTCCATCAACAATAGTTTACAAAAATTTACAAAAAACTACAACCCTAATGATGTAGATATATTCGAGGTAGAATAACACAATGACCGACAGAGAAAAAATAATAAGCGCCATTACTACAATCAATTCAATGCTAACACTTGATTTTATGACAGATCCTGTAAGAGAAGATCTTAACAAAATTAAAACTGAGCTTGAAGAAGTAAGAGATAACTTAAGCTAATGAGTAGCGGTTGGGGACGAGGTACCTGGGGACAAGGAGCCTGGAACGAAGCAATAAGTATTCCTGTCGATGTTGATGTCACAGGGCAGTCCGCAACTGCAAGTCTAGGATCCGCAACTGTTGTTGCAGCAGCTGTAGTTCAGATAACAGGTTTAGCGGTTACTTCCAGCCTAGGATCTACAACAGTATCAGCAAAAGCAAATGTATCCGTTACTGGTCAAGCGGCCACCGCAGCAGTCGGATCTCTAACAATTACAGGTAAAGCTAATGTCATACCGACAGGCCAAGCAGCTACCAGTTCTGTAGGATCTATAGCACCGACAGCTGACGCAAATGTATCTGTAACTACCGTTGGATCTTTATCTACTGCCGTTGGATCTGTTACTACTACCGCAGCTGCAAACGTAACACCAGATGGCCAAGCTGCAACCTCAGCTTTAGGCACACCATTTATTAGTGTCGGCGTTACTTTTGAAGTAACTGGCCAGGCAATAACAAGTGCTAACGGATCTATTGCACCAACGGCCGCAGCTGACGTAAATATATCTGGATTGTCTATCACAACCTCTCCAGGCTTTATTTTAGTCTACGGTGAAATAGATACTGACCAAACCCCTGGATACGGAGAGGTTACAACCTCACAAACCCCTGGCTACTCAGAGGTTGCGACAAGTCAATCTCCAAACTATACTACAATAGATGCTGGTAGAGACGCGGCATGATAACTTAGAGGACATTAAGTATGGCAACCTATGTAAACGATTTAAGATTAAAAGAAATTGGCACTGGTGAATCCAGTGGTACTTGGGGTACGGAAACCAACACCAATTTAGAATTAATCGCAGAAGCATTTAGTTTTGGCACCGAGGCTATAACAACTAATGCTGATACACACACAACAACAATTGCAGACGGATCCACAGATCCAGGCAGATCTTTATATTTAAAATATACAGGAACACTTGACTCAGCTTGTACTATTACTATTGGTCCTAACACCGTTAGTAAAATGTGGTTTATTGAAAACGGCACATCTGGATCTCAAAACATAATTATTTCTCAAGGCAGTGGAGCTAACATCACCATACCCCCAGGGGATGTAAAAGTAGTTTACTCAGACGGAGCAGGATCTGGAGCAGCAGTCGTTGACGCTTTTGCCAGTCTTAGCGTTGTAGATCTAAAAGTACAAGATGATTTAACCGTAACTGACGATATGACTGTTGGCGGTACTTTAGGTGTTACAGGAGCTATTACAGGTTCAAGCACAATCAATGGCGTAGGTATTCTAGCTGATGCTACAAACTTTACTGACAGTATTTTAATAAGTCAAAATGCAAGTACAGGCACTTTATCTTCCGCATCTCACAACACAGGTTTAGGTGATAGTGTTTTTGCAGCATTAACATCTGGAACACAAAATACAGCTATGGGTAGAGATGTTTTAATAGCTTTAACGTCAGGCGACCATAATACTGGTTTTGGTTCAGCAGCTATGGAATCTATTACAACAGGAAGTTTTAATATAGGTATGGGTAGTTCTGCTTTAGGTTCTACCACTACTGGAGAATCTAACACAGGTATTGGATATGCAGCTTTAGCATCAAACACAACAGCTAGTTTTAATTCTGCATTAGGTGCTTTAACACTTGATGCAATAACAACAGGTTCTAACAATACAGGTATAGGATATGCTGTAATGACTGTTCAAACAACAGTATCTAATAATACTGGTGTTGGATATAAGGCTTTACATGTCAATACATCTGGTACCACTAATGTTGCAGTTGGTAATTCAGCATTATTAGCTAATACTACAGCCTCGCAAAATACTGCGGTAGGAAGTAGTGCCATGGCAGCAAATACGACAGGTGCTAACAATACTGCTTTAGGTCATGCAGCTCTTGACGCTAATACAACTGCATCAAACAATACAGCGATTGGTAAATCTTCTTTAGATGCTAACACCACAGGAGCTGAAAATACCGCAGTTGGTAAATCATCAATGGCTGTTAATACTACTGGTAGTTACAACGTAGCACTTGGTGTAAATGCTCTTGATGCTAATACGACAGCTAGTAGAAACTCAGCTTTAGGTTTTAAATCACTTACAGGCAACACTACAGGTGCTGAAAATACTGCTGTTGGTTATCACTCACTTAGACAACAAACTACTGGTAACAGAAATGT